CAGAGCGTCCCTCGCTGTCGTGGCCCGTCACGATCCGGCGAACCGGCTTGACCATGCGTCGTCTCCCAAAGGTTTCGACGCACTATGCCTCACCGCGCGGCGGCTTTCACCGCCGCGCGTTCGCAGACCAGACTTATTGGCTGACCTTGCCGCCGGACACGCGCAGCAGCACGGGATCGGCGCGCCACGCCGCCGGAAACAGGCGCTTCAAGCCTTCGATCTTGGGCAGGTCGTGGCGAAGGATGTAGGGACTATTGGGATTCAGCGTCGCGTAGTCCTGATGGTAGGCTTCGGCGGCATAGAAGGGCGTGGCGTCGTTGAGCTGCGTCACGATCTTCTTCGGGAAGACGCGGGCCTGGTCGAGCTGGGCGATATAGGCTTCGGCGATCCGGCGCTGCTCTGGATCGACGAAGAACAAGGCCGAGCGGTAGTGCGTGCCGACATCGGGCCCCTGGCGATTGAGCTGCGTCGGATTGTGGGCCACCGAGAAAAAGATCTGCAGGATCTGGCCGTAGCTGACGACCCCTGGATCGAACGTCACTTCGACCGCCTCGGCATGGCCGGTGCGGCCCGACGTCACCATCCCGTAGACCGCCTTGTCCTTGGGACCGCCGGCATACCCTGAAACCGCGCGGGTTACGCCCTTCACATGCTGGTAGACGGCCTGCACGCCCCAGAAGCAGCCGCCGGCCAGCACCGCGGTCTCCGTCGCGGCCCCGGGCGTGCGCTCGTCGAGCGCCGGCGCGGGCACCACGACCATCGCTTCCTGCGCCCCGGCCGGCAAGACGCCGTACAGCGCCGCGCCCGCCAGCGCCAATCCCGAAAGGCGGAGCGCCGCGCGGCGGCCTCGATCGAAGCGGATACCGGTCATGGGTCCCTCCTGATGTTGCTGACCTGACGCTAGGTGGCCGCGACGGCGAAGGTCATGGCCACGCCGTTCATGCAGTAGCGCAGGCCGGTCGGCTTCGGCCCGTCGTCGAAGACATGCCCGAGATGGCCGCCGCACTGGGCGCAGTGCACCGAGGTGCGCTTCATGAAGAACGTGGTGTCGGTCTCGGTGCCGACCGCCTTGTCGAGCGGCGCCCAGAAACTCGGCCAGCCGGTCCGGCTGTCGAACTTGGTGGCCGACGAAAACAGGGCGAGCTGGCAGCCGGCGCAGGAAAAGATCCCCTTGCGGTGCTCGTCGTTGAGCGGGCTCGAATAAGGCCGCTCGGTCCCGTTGCCCCTCAGCACCGCGTATTGCGGCGGCGTCAGGAGCTTCTTCCATTCAGCATCCGTGCGGGTCACCTTGAAGGCCACTTCGGCAGCGGCCGGCCGCGCGCGCCAGGGCATGGCCGCGAGCAGCGCCCCGGCGGCGATTCCGACGCCGGCCCCCAGCTTCAGGACGTTCCTTCTGTTCGGCAGGACGGAATTGGACATGACGGGCCTCCTCTCAACGTACCGTGAGGGCTTGCGGCATGTAGGCCCGGCCGTCTCCATATCCAAGCCAAGATATCGAGAGGCCGGCGTTACCGTCCCTCTCCCCTGTGTTCGTGCGGAAGACCGAGAACGTTACATCCGCCGGGCGACCGGCCGTGGGGTGGCGCGCCTGCGACTTCGGTTCCAGTCGCGCGCGATGCTGCTTGCGCTGGGGCGTGCTGGTCCGTACGTCCCGCTGGACGAATGAGCGCAAGAGTACCATTCCGCTGCCCTGGCCATGCAGCCTTCCATTCGCCCAATGTCGAACTGACGAATGCTGTCATTCAAAGGAGACGGTCAGCGTAGTTGACTTCTTGCTGAGGGCGGCCAGCCACGATATCGGAAGGGCTCGCGGCGTTGTCCTTCTCGGAATACTGGTGCAGCCTTGCCGCCGCAGCCGGCTGGGCCGAAAGACCACGCCGCCGTGAACGCCAAACCGGAGAGAGGCATGCAAACGCCAGGTACCAGCGGCACCGTGTCGTCAACGTCCGCTGACAGCACAGATAGCGCAACAATCGCTAAGGAACAGATGCCTGAACTGTCAGAGCATGATCAGACGAGATTGGCCCTGGCCGCACTTTTCTCGGCGCTCGTTCGATCACTACACGATCTAGGGAAATGCGATCTGAAGCGCTTTGACGAAGAGATCGAGCGGCTCCACTTCGAAATGGGAGAGCAAGAATCCCCTCCTCTGTCGGCAAGACGGACACTGCGGTGGACGCACAAGTACCTGCGACCTGGCAAACTGGAGTAAGCAGCGCCCTTCAGCCGCGGCATAGCTGCGCTCGAGAGCAGCTATCCCTTACGGAACCTTGAAAGTATGCGCTGCCACATGGATTCCGGCTTCCGCTCCCAGGGCGCGACAAACTCGCCATCATATTGCGGGATCACCGCTTCCGGGAACCGTCTGCCATCGGCAGGCCGCAGCAAGGGATCACCCACCAGATCGCGGTCCATGTACTGTTTGTAGGTCAGGCGTTGACCCTTGACCTCCGGCACCAGGAGATCGAGCAGCTGATCCGGTGGCACCAACGCTCCGAACGTATCGCGGTGCGCGAGGATCAATTCCGCGGCACAATCGCTCAATCCGAAAATTTCGAAGAGGCAGGCCGCAACGATCAGGTTCCGTTCTGTGGGAGCGGTGCCAAGCAGGTCCCGCATGTAGAGCGCATCTGCCCAAAGTACCTGTCCCTGCGTTGACGGACCGGCCGCGGGGCGACCGTCGTCGAAGTAGTTGGAATAGAGATACGGATACGGCAGCGCCTTCTTGCTCAGCCGGTAGACATCCAGGTCGTAGAGCTCGAATGACTGCTCTCTCAGATACTTCTCGATCTCCCAGTACTCAGGACATCCGCAGAATTTTTTCGTGAAGCGCATTTCGGACAGGATGCCCTGCAAACTCGGCAACAGTTCCTGCGCTCCCTGCAGAATCTCGAGCTCCGCACCTTCGGCATCGACCTTGATGAAGTCTGCAGAGTAAAGCCCGATCGATGCCAGCGCGGCTGAAAGGGTTGTGGTCTCCAGCGTCGGCTCGGACATCACGACGGCATTCTGACCTGCTGTGTAGCGGTCGAAATAGGCGGCATCAGTTCGGTAGAACGAACTCGAAGCGGAATAATTGGCGACGTATACGGTTCGGCGATGGCTCTGACGATCGAGTGCGTAGGGCAGGTACTGCGTCCGGGGATCGATGGCATTGAGGCGCGCGCATTCGTCAGGGTCCAGATCGAAACCGATGATGCGCAAATGATCGCCGAAGACTGACCAGTACGAGGCGACCCCGCCGCGGGCGCCGACATCCACGACCGTAAAGGGCTGTTCCTTGAATGCCCCAGCTTCGACGAGAGCTGCCGTCATTCTTGGCGAGTAGTTGATGTGAAGACCAGACATGGCGCGAAATTAGCAGTGCGGCCGGTACGTTGATAGGGGCTTGACCCATCTTGAATATGGACGCGAACAACGGGACGGTCGCAAGACTCATTGCCTACGCGACGATCGTTACGGCCCGCTGCTCGACTGAAAGTTCCGCCACTTCTCAGCGAGGGTCGATGCACTCGACAGCAGCGACGCGCCGACGCCCAGATAGTTCGGCTGGTGAGCTGAGTTGAGGGCTCGGTTGCTCAACAGAATGCCCGAGTTGCCGTAGCCCACACCCGCGATCTGATGTTCGTAGGCCTGCCGCGCCGCCTGTGAGCGCAGGGTCAGGGCCTCCACTTCACCGGCCGCGGCAGTGTCACCCAGGACATCGGTCGGGCTGCCTTCGAGGTCGGTGCCCTGTGCCGCAAAAGCGGCCTGTTGCCGCCCGATCTGCTGGGCGGTCAGGCGCCGCCGGTTCTCTTCCGCGACCTGCCCGCGCTGGGTCGCATCGGCGGCCTGCCGCTGCATCAGCTCCTGGCTCTGCGCGGCGACCTGCGCCTGATAGCGAGCCTGAGCGGCATTTGCGCTCGCAGCCTGCGCCTGCGCGTTCTGCTGCCCGACCTGGCCGACCACGCTCATGATCGTGCTGAGCGCGGTCAGGGCAAGCGCCGCCGGCCCCCAGACGGGCTGCGGAATCCTGACCGCCGCGAAGCTATTGCGATGATAAAAGCCCTTCATGAGGCCTCCTTGTGAACGACGCGGAACCGGCCATTGGCATGAGTGAACGGCTCACCGATCTCGAAGCCGAGCCAACGCAGCCAGCGGTGAGCGGCGGCATAGCGGTCGTCGACCACGTTACGCAGAACACCGAACATCATGAGCCAGCGCGCCACCGTTCGGCGGGTCTCGACCATGAAAGCCCGGCGGTGGCTGGCGACCAGCGGCGAGCCGAGCAGCCATGGCACGCCCGTCGAACCGATCAGGCTGAGCGGTGACACGCCCGCCATGCAGATGATCCGGCCGTCACCGCGCCAGGTCCAGGCCTCGCGGGCGGCAGCGAGGCTCTGCAGCAGGCCGTCGACCGGCGTGACGCCGAGCGCCAGCACTTCCGCCCGATCCTCGGCGCGCAGAAGCGGCGCCAGTTCGTGGGCATCGTTCTCGGTGGCGGGGAGCATGGTGATCATCAAGCGATCCTGATGGCGGAAATAGTCGAATCCTTGCCGTTGCCACTGGCGTTGTAGGCGATGGCGCCGTCCGCACGGGATGCCGGGCTCACACTTATGCGCAGGTTGCCCATCGGACTCGAGATGTAGCCCGACAAAGCCGCTGCGCCACAGTACGTCCCCGCAACGGAAGTGATGGGTAGGCGACACGAAGCGACAACGGTCGTCCCGTCCCAAAGCTTCACATTGAAGGTGTCACCACCGACGGTGTTTGTGATGGTGACCGTCCCACAAACCAGCCAAGTTCCCTCTGTACCTTGTGCGATCGAGGGACCGGCAAAATACGTCCCTGTAGCAGTCATGTTGACGTTAGCGACAAGCGACGCCGTGATTGGCGCGGCGTCGAAGCCGCCATTGGCGCGCGGCAGAACTCCTGTGGCCTGGTTAGTGGCGAGGTTGACCGTCGGAGTGGCCCAAACGGGGGCAGCGCCGCTGATCCCGAGAAACTGCCCGCCGGTCCCGCGCGCGAGCCGGATATAGGCCGAGCCGTTGTGGGTGAGGATGTCCCCCGCCGTGGTCAGCTTGTCGAAGTCGCCGAGGTCGGCCTGCAGCGCCTGGATCAGGGCGTAATTGCTCTGCTCCGTCGCCGGGTCGCTGATGCTGCTCACGGTGTAGCGCCCGACGATCTCGGCGAGCTGCTGCATCTGCATCGTGATCAGATCGAGCCGGGTTTCGACCACCTCGGGGTAATAGCCGCCCTGGTTGGCCAGCACGGTCGTCTGCGTGTAGGGCACCGTCCGCACGATGGTCAGCTTCGTCCCCGTCGCGATGGCTGAGCCGGTCAGCGGATAGGTGACGCTGCCGCCGGAGCGGCCACCGATGCCGGTCACACTGAACTGGCTGGCCGACAGGGTCGTCTCGACGTCGTCGGCGTCGGTGTAGATCACCGTGAGGTGCGAGGCGTCGAGGATCGGGAAGGTGTAGGCGAACGACGTCGCGCTGGCGTTGCCGTTGTGGATGACTTTGTTCGTCGTGGTCGTGAGGGCCATAGGATCAGGCTCCGGCTTCGATTCGGGGGATGATGGCGACGACGGTCGCGGGCAGCGGGTTGGCCTGGCGCACGAAGACCCGGCCCTGCGCGTTCCATGACGGATCGATCAGCACCCGCTCGTCGCCGGTCGCCAGCATCGTCGGGTAGCCGAACGTCTCGCCCTGCCGCTCCTTGATGTCGACCAGGCGATCCGAGGTCGGCCCGGCGCTGAGGCCTCGGGTATCCTTCACCCGCAGCACCACCTCGCCGATGACCTTCTGGCGGCCCTGCAGGGTCGGTTGCCCGGCCTCGATGTTCAGCGTCTCCAGATCGCAGGTGTAGGCCAGCCCCGCCACCACCCGCCCGCAGGCGATGGGCAGCGTGACCGTGCCGTTCGCCACCGTGGTCGCCGGCTGCACCGACCCGTCGCCGAGGATGGCCAGCGCGCGGCCCTCGAGGTGCCACAGCCCGCCCAGGGTCAGGGTCGCCAGCGCCCAGTCGGAAACCGCCGTGGCCTGCAGGGAGGTGTGCGGCGCCGTGTCGAGCGTGGCGCTGACATGGGTCGTGTCGGTGTAGGCCGTCACCGTGACCGTGACCTGGTTCTGGCCGCTGCGCAGGATGTACTTCTTGCCCACCGAGGCCGCGGTGAACGGCGTGTGCCCGGCCGCCGTGACGGTGACGGTCGCGCCCGCCGTCCACGTCGCGCCGCTGAGCGCCAGCGTGTCCCCGGTGTCGGTGTTCCACCCGTTGTAGCCGACGCCCGAATCGACGCACCACGCCGAATAGACGTCGGCGAAGTAGCGGCTCGCCATGCGCTCGATGTAGCGCACCGTCTGCCCGCCCACCGTCCGCTTGACCGCCAGATACAGGATCGTCTCGCTGCCCTCCTGCACCGTGGCCACGCTCTCGACCGTGCCATCCGTCACATGCCGCGACCACGCATAGACGTCGTGTTCCTTCAGGTAGGTGAAGCCCAGCAGGACGCCGTCGGAGCGCACGCACCAGATGATGCCGTCGGGATCGCGGGCGTAGGCCCATTCCTCGATCGTCTTGCCCTCGAACAGATGGCCGGCGAGGATCGAGAGGTTGCGGCCCTGGAAGCTGTCCGACGCGAACTCATAGGCGACATCGCGGACCTTCTTGCCCGAGGCCGTGACATAGACCGCGCTGCTTTCGGTGCCGATCGGCGGCACGTCGGAGACGCCCTCGTAGCTCTGCGGCTTCACGGCGCAATTGGCCGGGGTCATGACGTCGGCCTGCGCGCCGGCCCACGCCTTCCACACCGCGCCCGAGGTCCAGACCAGCAGGATGTTCAGGCTCAGCAGGTGGCGGATCTCGTTCACCTCGCGGCTGGCGATGGTGCGGGTGATGGCGTCGCTGTCCTTGGACGGCGTGCTGGTGTTCATGTTGTTGAAGGCGGCCGAGGCCGAGGAATAGAGCGTCTGCGGCTTCTGGTTGGTGCGGGCGTACCACTGCCGGCCCTCGTGGTAGGTCGAGCAGCCGGGATATTTGTCGGCGGCGTCGAAGGGGTTGCGGTCCTCCGGCGGCGTGTCGGAGGTGTCGGGCGCGACGGTGGTATCGGTGAAGCCCGTCGCGCCGTCGCCGGACCGGCCGATGAAGCCATAGATCCCGTTCTTGCCCTTGTAGACGTTGTAGGAGTTGGCGCCGGCGGCATTGGTCCAGGTGATGGTCGAGGTCTGCGTCGTGGCGCTCACCGAAGCCGAGGCGACCGATTCCTCGCCGGTTTCCTCCGACACCGCCGTCACGACATAGTCGAAGCCCGCCCCGGCCGCGGTCGAGGCCAGCGCCGTCGGCGGCTGCTGCGTCGGGGCATAGGTGATGGCGGTCAGGGACCATGAGGCATGGCCGCTGCGGGTCAGGTTGCGCGGGGCGTAGGACGGGTGGGTCAGCGTCATCGTGTCGGCGCTCTGCACGAACTTGAGCCGCGGCAGGTCGGCCGTCACGTAGGGCGTCGCCAGGGTGTAGAGCCGGGCCACCGTGCCGCCCGAGGTCCAGGTGCCGTAGCTCGAGGTGTCGATGCCCACGGCAAAGGTGGTGGCGCTCATGGCCGTGATGGCGAGCTGGCGGCGGTTGATCTCCGTCATGCCCGCGGCGTCCTGGATAAACACGGTATCGCCGGTCGAATAGCCATGCGCGCCCGAGGTGCTGACCACCCCGGGATTGTTGCGGGTGATGCCGGTGATCGTCACGGCGCTTTCGAGAACGTGGCCGCCGTCCTTGATCACGCGCATCTGCTGGTCGCCGAACTCGAGCACGTAGGTCTGTTCGGTGTTGAAGGCGAAGGGCACCAGCCGCGGGCGCTTGGCGGCGTTCAGCACCTGCCCGACGAAGCCCGTCCCCGCCCGCGTCGAGGCGCCGCCGAACGGATGGATGAACCAGTTCAGGCAGGTCGCGAGGCCCACCTGGTACTTCGCCAGATCGACGCGGCCGTGCAGCGCGGGCGACAGTTCCCCGGCGGCGAAGCTCGGCAGGACGAGCGGCATGGTCATGACGCGCTCCCGTCGAAGCCGCGCACCGCGAGACTCTGTGGCAGCCGCTCCATGTCACCGGGGACAAGGCCTTCGTTAGCGCTGTCGGCCATGGCACGTTCGATGCGCTCCTGGGCCCGGCGCGCGAGGCGCTCGGCGAGCTCCGCCTTCTGGGTGATGGCGTGTGCAACGGAAGCGGCGAGACAGTCGACGAAGGCCAGGACGAAGCCCGGCGTGAAGCGTGCCGGGTCGGTCACCCTCTGGGCGTAGACCGCGGACACCTGGTCCTCGTTGCAGTAGAGGAAAGTGGCGCTGCCGTTGGAGGCGATCTCGAAGCCGGTCGCCGGCGAGCCGCAGACCCTGCTCGCGCCGCCGAAGTCGAGCCGCCGCATCCTCAGGCAGTCGGACGGATAGGCGTAGCTCGACGCCCAGCGGGCCGGCGGGGTCCCGGAAGCGGCGAGAGCCAGCGAGACACGGTTGAAGTTCCAGTCGATCAGCGACTGGATTTCGTCGCGCACGGTGGCGTACCAGAGGTTGATCTGGCGCGCCTCGGTGCTGTTCTCGGTCAGGTCGGCGATCGTGGCGCGCGTGCCCAGCCGGCTCAGCGCCATGTTGGCGATGTCGGTGTCGGTGGGCATCTCAGCGCCCTCCCCCCGCGACGACGGCCTTCTCCAGCGCCGCCGACTTCTGCGCCGAACCCGAGCTGGAGCCCACCCAATAGGCGACGATGTCGCCGAACTTGGCACCCAGGGTGCCGAGCAGGATGTAGGCGATCTCGCGTGAAGCGGCCGGGATCTCCTGGCGGACGACGAACCACAGCGCGGCCATGAAAGCCGCGGTCACGAGCAGGCTGACGACGACGGCACCCCACGCGATGGCGGAGCCTGCGCGGGCGAGTTCGACCGTCTGGCTGCGCGCGCTCGCCACGTCGGCAAGCTCGGCCTGCAGCGTGTCGAACGCCTGCCGGCGGGCATCGGCCTCGGCCTGGATCACCGCCATCCTGAATTGCAGGGCAAGGTTGGGATCGGCGGCGATCGCCCGCTCGATACCGCCGGCGTCCGACGTGCCCAGGATGTCCTGCGCGATGCCGGCCACCTTCGAGACCGCGGCGCCGGTCTTGTCGCCCATGATCCAGGACGCGACGGTTGGCGCGAGGCCGAGCAGCAGCGGAAGAAAGGGCATCTAGGCCTCCTGCGAGAGAAACAGATCGCGCTCGGCTGCGCGACGGATAACGAGGCCCGGCAGGACGCCGTCGGCGCCGCGGTTCCAGCGCTTGAACTGCCCGGCCGCACCGGCCGCATCGCCGGCATTGAGCAGGCGCAGCAGTGTCGAATTGCCGAAGGCCGAAGGCCCGACATTGAAGACGAAGCTCGTCAGGGCATCGAACTGACCTTGCGACAGCGGCACGTCGACCAGGTGACGCACCGCACGCTCCGCCGCGCCGAGATCCTCGCGCAGCCAGGCAGTGGCCTGCTCTTCGTCGCACGTGTCGCCCCGGCGGACGCCCCGCGTATGGCCGTACCCGATGGTCCAGGGCTCGCCGGTCAAGCGGTTGCCGGGATCGGGATAGGCCTCGGTCTCCAGACCTTCGGAGAGCTTGATCAGGTCGAGGCCCTTGGCGGACGTGACCAGGAGGGAATTGGCAGGGTCACTCATGGCGTCCTCGTCGTGGGAACGGGCGACCACAGGCGCTGCCACAGGCCGTCGATCTTGACGTCCTGCGAGTCGTTGCGGCGCTCTGCGGCGTCGAGCCGATGGGCATGGGCATTGAACCGGCTCTCGGTCGCGCCCTGCAGGGAGGCGACCTGGGCCTGCAGGCTGCGAACGGCGGCGGCCGTGTCGTCGAGCGTGGCAAGTGTGCGCTGCGAGAGCAGGACGAGCAGCGCCATGCCGCCCGCCACGATCCAGCGATAGGCCTGGACGCCGAGGCCGCTCTTGCCGCCGGCGCCACTGCCGCCCGGATGCTCGGCGCCGCTCATGCGTCGACCGACGGCAGCGCCGCAGGAAACGACGGATCCCCGCGGTCCAGCTGCTGCAACCTCGAGAGCCACGTCCGATGCGGCGCGTGCGCCGGATCGTCCAGCACCTCGGCACCGAGGATGAACACGCCATTGGCGCGCTCGACCGGCATGAGAGCCCGGCCTGGAGTGACACTGGACAGACCGGCGACGGCGTCACGATCGGCGCGGCCGAGCAGGATGAACATGGCCATCAGACCTGCGCCCCCACGGAAGTCGCCCAGGCCTGGACGTTGTTGTAACGCGCGAGCCGCTGGCTGCCGTCGAGCTTCGCTCCCCAGGCCACGTATCCGACAGAGGCGGCGCGTGCCTGCGACAGGGAACCGGAGACATTGGCGCCGCCCACATAGAAACTATGCGACGGAAGCGACGCGCCGAGCGCCGACAGCGGCGTGACCTGCGCGAGGTCGACACCGTTCTTGGCGCCGTAGACATCGTTGACAGTGCCACCGTTGCGGCCGAACTGGGTGAGGCCGGCGCTGGTCAGGGGGCTCAACGTGTAGGTCGCGCCGCTGCCGTTGGCGGAAACGTTGACCGTGCTCGCATTCCTCGGAAAAATGTTGATCGCCCGGTTCGAGCCGGAGTTCACGCCGAGGGACGAGGCCGAGGCGGTGACGTTCGTGCGCTCGTAGACCTCGGCATGCACCGAGGCGAGGGTCATGGCCAGTGCATGGGTGGCCGGCACGAATCCCGTGTCGGCATAGCTGGTCGTTCCGTTGAACGTATAGTCCCGGTCGGCGGTGAATGTCGGCGAGTTGACCGCGGCGGTCAGGCGCCGCTGCTTCAGGGAGGTCAGCGCCTGCGCCGCATTCTCCGCCCAGAAGCCCAGGTAGTCGTCGGTCAGCGGCCAGAGGCCCGCCGTCTTCTCGCTGAAGACGAACTGGTCGACGACGATCAGGCGCGCGAGCGAGACCGAGCCGCCATTGGCGATGACGGCGTCGCGCCACGCCAGAACGTCGGGATCGAAGGCCCGCGTGCTGCCGCGTGCCCTGTTGAGAAAGGCGATGGGCATGCTCAGGCTCCGACGTAGACGGTGAGCTTCTGGCCGTTGGCGCCGATCTGCGTCATGGCGCTCTGCGCCTCCTTGCCCGTGATCTGCACGGTGTCGCCGCCGGAGAGAGGAATGCCGGCATCGAGCGCACAGGCGCCGCCGGTTGGATCGATCGCTGCATCGGCGTTGGTCTTCGTGCTGCTCACGATGACGATCCGCCGGGTGGCATCGGCCGGAACCAGCTCGGCAGAGACGCCGGTCATTGTGACGGTTGACCGCGCGAGCGCCGTCCCCGTGAGATTGGTCAGCACCACGGGCAGCGGACTTGCCTCCGAGACGGGGATGGCGCTGCGCCGGACGGCGGACTGGTAAGCGATGTCATGAGCCATGGATTCTTCTCCTCGGAGTGGTGGGGCCGGCCCCAAGACCCGCCCCTCTGCCCTCACCGCACGTCGATCACTGGACGAGAACGACCTGGTCGCCGGGCTTCGCGGCCTTGACCGGCGCGCCGTCGCCGCGGCCAGCCAGCGGGTCACCGAAGATCGGCGCTTCGCCCGCGCTGCGGCGGCGCGGCGCGTCGACCGGCACCAGCGAGAGGCCTGGCGGTCCTGACCACAGAATGCGCGCGCCGATCGGGTGGAGCTGCACGCCGTCATAAAAGGGGTTGTCGATGACGACATACTCCGCCGCCTTCTCGTTCTTCTCCTGCCTGGCCATGTCGCTGCCTCCGTTCAGACGGTGAAGCCCGACGCGTAGGCCCTGCTGGCCTGACGGTCGTGGGCAAGGAACGCGGTGAACGTGCCCGCGGTCAGCGGACCAGTGGCCACCGTGTAGTTGGTGCGCAGGTAGCGCTCGGCATCGAGCGGCACCTTCACGCGCAGCACCTCGGTGCCCGCCGTCAGCAGGGCCTTGCCGATCGCGCCGGAGTTCCCGAGCACGACCGGCGAGGAGAAGCCGGCATTGTCGTCGGTCTCCAGGGCAAAGGTGACCGTCGCGGCGCCGGCCGCGGTCACGTTCTGCGTGACCAGGATCACCAGCTCGAGCGGTTCGCCGTTGCCCATGTCGCGGGCGGCGCCCAGGTCGATGATGTCGGTGGACGCGGCGGTCGTGGTGACCGCCTGATCCGTGCCGAAGGTGTTGAGCTTGTCGTACATCATGATGAGGGTTCCTTTCCTGTGGCGCCGTCTACGACACGGTCGCTTCGGCGAGCGTGATCTGGTCGCACTTGCGGATCGGGATGCCGCCGAAGCTGTCGAAGAGGCGGCCGTCGCTCTCGTCGAGCGTGCGCCGGATGTTGGTGTTGTTGGTGGTGTTCGAGACCGCGGCGCCGAGGTTGCGCTGTATGTCCAACCACTGCTTCACGGTGCGGTTCATGTACCAGGCCGGCCGGCACATCCTGATGTTGGGGATCTTGTTCATCGCCCGCATCATCAGCTTGACGAGATCGGCCGGCGTCGAGCCCGCGAGATCCGACACGTCGATGTTGCCGATGCGCACGACATAGCGCCAGTCGCGCACGGTGAGGCCGGCGTCCCACTTGTAGTGCGTGCGATAGCCCTGGTAGCGGTTGCCGGCGGCGTCGAGCAACGTCTGCTCGCCCAGGTCCTTCATCGACAGCCCGGCCGTGCTGCCCTTGGGGAAGATGCCGTGCACGGTGAGGTCGCCCCAGCCGACCAGCCAGATCGACGTGTTGTCGGAGCCGGCGCCGCCGCCGCTGATGAAGTTGTTGGCGGTCTGCGACGTCGCCGTGGAGGTCGTGTTGTAGCGCGGGGAAAGCCCCATGAAGCGCTCGGGATTGGTCGCGGTGTTGCCGTAGAACAGCACGCCCGCGAGCTGCTGCGTCAGCCCCTCGAGGAAGGCGCGGTCCTCGCTCAGCCGGTAGGCCGCGGTATTGCCGTTGAGGTCGGCGAGCGCCTTGTCGATCTCCGAATAGGTCTCGAGCATGCCGCACGAATCAGTGATCTGCGTGCTCGTGCTCTTGGTCGGCACGATGCCCTCGTTGAAGCGGCGCCAGGTGCCGGTTGGCAGCGACGTCTGCACGCTGGTGCGGTGGCCGGTGGGCAGGTTGCCCTCGTTCCACACCATGTCGTCGGTGATCTCGTTCATCTGCGACAGCAGGCCGATCACTTGCGCGATGCTGCCATTGGGATCGATGACCTTGGACCAGTCGGCCAGGTTCGGGTTGGTCACGGAGAGCGTTGCCATGGAGCGTGGTTCCTAGTTGTGCTGCGAGTTG